ATTTAAAACCATACAATGAAGTTCTGGCAATTTATATTCACATTAATTTCAGAAATCGCAAACGATACACTTAAAAAAGATGTCAACGGTTTTCGTGAGTGGGACAGAATGAAGCTAACAATGTTTACAGCGTGGGCAACCGTTCTATTCATGGCTTTAAGGGATTTCTACTTTGTAGGTTTAAGAATGGATGTTTGGTTAACGCTGGTTGGTGTTGCAATGGGTTCTAAAATAATTGACGCACAAGCTAAAAAAATAGAAAAATGAGAAAAATAAATATTCAACAAACAGCATCATTTGCGGTTGCTATTGCATTAACATCTTTAACGCTGTTTTTGGTGTATTCATGTGATACTGCAAAACAGGCAACTAAGCATCATAAAAAGGCTGAAAAACTTGGTTACATTTATAAATGCGAACCAACCACAATAACGCTTCGAGATACAATTAAGGGTAAAGATGGTAAAGATTCGATTGTAGAGGTTTTGGTAAAAGTTCCATGTCCTAAAGTTGAACCACCAAAAACACAACGCGAAATCAAGTGGAAATACAAATACGATTTAAAGCGACAAAAAGAGCGTGACGCGTTTGTAATTGATTCAATTAATAAAATACACGAGAATGAACAAAAACTTGCTAATATTAAAGTAAAAAGCGATAAAACAGTAATTAAAAACAATACCAAAACAGAAACGGCAAATAATAAGACAATAAACCTTGCTTTAATCGTTTTTGGAATAGTTGGAAGTCTTGTTTTGTTGCTGTTATTATTCATCAAATTCAAAAAATAAAGCTATGCTATCAACTAAACAAATGATTGCCAAATACGGCACTCCAAATGAGAAAGGAACGTATTTAACTACAATTGTATTGCCATACGCATTTTTATACGATGGTAAACCAGTTACAAAAATGCGATGTCATAAAATGGTTGCAGATAAATTCCTTGCAGTTTTCAATGATATTTTAGCGCATTACGGTTTAGAAGAAATTAACCGTTTAGGAATTAACAAATTTGGCGGTTGCTTCAATTATCGTTTGATGCGTGGGGGAACTGAATGGAGCAAGCATTCATTAGGACTTGCAGTTGACCTTGATCCACAGCGCAATCTATTAAAGGAAACAAGTAAAACAGCACGCTTTGCGCGTCCAGAATATAAACCGATGATTGATATTTTCTATAAACATGGATTCATTTCTTTGGGCCGTGAAAAGAATTACGACTGGATGCACTTCGAGATTGGAGAATAAACTGTATATTTACACCACTTCGATAAGTGGTTTTTCAAAGTAAAATAGTCTTTAGGTTAGGTTAAAGTGGGTTTACGCCCACTTTTTTTATGCGCTAAAGTCTTGATTTTACTACGTTTCAAGAATAAATGTAAAATATTTTCATTTTTTTTTTACTTCAATTGTGTTTTGTATTGTTTTAATGTAGTATGTTTGTAAAACAAAAGAAAACAATTAGAAATGAGTAACACAATTCAAAACTACACTTTCATTTTTGCGGATTCAGAAGATTATGAATTAGACCGCAAAATTTTACCTTGTGTTGATGATAAAGAAGCACAAGAGGTTGCAAATCAATTACTGGCTGAATGTATGCTTGGTGATTGTGAAGATGTATATTTTTTATAAACAGTAAACAGAAACAAAATGAAAAAACACGAAGTAATTCAAACAATCGTTTCGGGTGCAAACGATAACCCAGAAATGGCAAAATCAATCTTTGGAAAAGCAATTGTTGATGCTGCAAAAGAAGCGTTAAAAACGCCAATTTGTATTCCACAAATCAAACCAATTATTGATTCAGCTTTTTACCTAATCAGACAAATTGAAATTTGTGAACAAGGCATCGCAATTTCAAAACGTCAAATTCACATTGCAGAAGTAGGCGGTCAATCTTTTGAAAAGCATTCAATGAACGTTGAAGATTACCAGCGCCAAAAAAATCAATACATGGAATCATTACAAAAATGTTTAAATCAGTTTTAAGATGGAAAGAATATTTCATCCATATTGGAAATGGGAAGATTATAAGGCTGGATTTTATGACAATTGCAGTGGGCAATTAAAAGATGATTTGATTCAAAAAGGAATAGAAATGTTCAATTCAAAAGTTCTAACTAAACAAAACATGTTTTATGTAGTTGACAATTGGAAATTTTCATGTGAACATAATCTTACAAATCCAGCAATGAATAAAATCGCTTATATTGGTCAATCTGCATGTTGTGTTTATGCTGGTATTCCATCAACATTGACAATGGAAATATGGAACATGCTTGATTCAAAAATTCAAGAACAAGCAAACGAAATTGCTAAAGAAGCAATTGAAAGATGGGTAAAAAACAATAAAATAATTCAATTATGCCTAAACATAGATTAGATATAAACGTGTTCGATGCTGCAATGCAAAGAATTAGATTTACACTTGATAATTTTGAGCGTGTTTATCTTTCATTTAGTGCTGGAAAAGATAGTACGGTTATGCTTCATTTGACAATGGAAGAAGTCAAAAAGCGAAACATAAAAATTGGAATTTTGATTGTTGATTTAGAAGGGCAATATAAATTAACGATTGACCATATTTACGCATGCATTGAAGAATACAAAGAAAACATTGATTTGTATTGGGTTTGTTTACCAATTCATTTAAGAAATGCAGTTTCTGTTTATGAACCATTTTGGAAATGCTGGGATTCAGAACAAAAAGAAAACTGGATAAGACCAATTCCAAAAGAAGCAATTTCAAACACTGAAATGTTTCCATTTTTTAGAGATGGAATGGAGTTTGAAGAATTTGTCCCTGAATTTGGGGAATGGTACTCTCAAGGTTTATCTACAGCTTGCTTAGTTGGAATCCGTAGTGACGAAAGTTTAAATCGTTACAGGACAATAGCATCAAAAAGTAAAGAACGATTTGATAATAAAGTTTTCACTACAAAAGTAACTGACAATGTATTTAATGTTTACCCTATTTACGATTGGAAAACAGAAGATATATGGATTTACCACGCTAAAAATAAAGATAAACGTTCAAATGGATTGTATGAGTTAATGTTTAAAGCTGGTTTATCAATTCACCAACAAAGAATTTGCCAGCCTTACGGAGATGATCAAAGAAGAGGTTTATGGCTGTTTCATTTAATAGAGCCAGAAACGTGGGCAAAAGTTGTAGCTAGAGTTAATGGAGCAAATTCTGGAGCGTTATATATTAATGAAAGTGGTTCCATTACTGGTTACAATAAGATAACAAAGCCAAAAAATCATACTTGGGAATCATTTGCAATGTTGTTTTTAAATTCTATTCCTGAAAAAACAAAAGAGCATTACTTAAATAAGATTTACACTTTTAATAAGTGGTGGACTGAAAGAGGTTATGATAATGGTATTCCTGATGAAGCACCTTATATACTTGAATCAAAAAAGTTAGCACCAAGTTGGAGGAGGGTTTGTAAATCGTTATTAAGAAATGATTTCTGGTGTAAAGGATTAGGTTTTACTCAACACAAAACAAAAGCATACTCTAAATATTTAGAATTAAAAAAACAACAAAGAATTGAAAATAAATTTTTAAAATAAGAAATAATGAAAGAAACAATTTTAGCAAAGCAAAACGATGTAATTAATGCATTAAGATATTTATCATTAGATGATAAAGTTGAAGTTATTAATGAAATTAAAAAGATGTTACATGAAGTAAGTCCTTTTAATACAGAACCTGTAGATTGCGTTTTATGGGTTAAAAACGATAGTGTACACGCTAATGATTATAATCCAAATAGTGTTGCACCACCAGAAATGGAATTACTAAGACTTTCAATATCAAATGATGGTTATACGCAACCTATTGTAAGTATGGATAACAATAATGGCACTAGAGAAGTTATTGATGGATTTCACAGAAATAGAGTTGGTAAAGAATGTGAAGATATTCAAAAAAGAGTTCACGGATATTTACCAGTTGTTACAATTAGAGAATCTCAATCAGATAAAAATAATCGTGTAGCATCTACTATTAGACACAATAGAGCAAGAGGTAAGCATAAAGTTGAATCAATGTCTGAAATAGTTGTTGATTTAAAAAAACGTAATTGGTCAGATGAAAAAATATCTAAAGAGTTAGGTATGGATAGAGATGAAGTTTTAAGACTTTGCCAAATAAGTGGATTGACTGAATTATTTTCAGATAAAGAATTTTCAATGGCTTGGGTTCCAGAAATTGAAGAATTTGAAGATGAAATAGAATAATTATTATTATATTTGTGGACATCGAAGCGTAGGAAACTCCGAAAAAAATTATTTTAACAACGAAAGCTAACTGAAAAAGGTATTCCTACGCACCTTCTAAGTTGGCTTTTTTTATGCACTAAAAGTTACTGGTAATCTAAAAACCTTTATTAAAATTATGGTAAGTTTAAAATTTCATGACCAAAACATTTACAGAAGATATGCTGAAATAATAGCGTTTTCAGGTAATTCAATTTCATTAACAATTATATTAGATGATGAAGAAACAAGAATATCATTAGATAAATCAACAGCGATTAAGTTGTCAAAAGAACTTCGTAAACAAATTGCTTTATTAGATTAGTTATGGCAGAAGATAAAAAAGGGTTTGTATTATATGCAGACCAAAGAAGTATTATTGAAATGCTTTCTAATGAAAAAGCTGGTGAATTATTTAAACATATTTTCTCTTATGTAAATGATGAGAATCCAATTTCTAATGATGCGTTAATTAATTTAGCATTTGAGCCTATTAAACTGCAATTAAAAAGAGACTTACTAAAATGGGAAGAAACTCGTTTACAACGTAGTAAAGCAGGTAAAATTAGCGCTGAAAGAAGAAAGCAACAAAATGAACAAGTGTTAACATATGTTGAAAGTGTTGAACAAGAGACAACAAATTCAACAGTAATAGTAAATGATAAAGTAAATGTAAAAGATAAAGTAATAAATAATATAGATAGTCGCAAAACAAGTTTTGCTAATTCACTCAAACCTTTTCTTGATTTGTATAATAAAGAAATGTTAAATGATTTTTATTTCTATTGGACTGAACATGGAGAAAAGGATAAGAAAATGAGATATGAAAAACAAACTTCTTTTAATATTGAGCTTAGATTAAGAACTTGGAATAAGAGAAGTAACTCATTTGAAAGCAAACCTAAACAAGAAGTATTATTTGTTACTCCTGAAGGTATTGAAATAAAAGATAAGTTAGTACTACATACTTACCAACAAACAGGAAAGATATGATACTTAAAGACGGACATAGCACACAGCAGATATTAGACTATAAAAATGGTTTAATACCAAAAGGGCTTGAATTAGGTATATACTTAGATGAACATTTTGTACATAAACAAGGTCAACTTAATTTTTCACTAGGACACGACAACGTAGGTAAAACTTATTTTATGGAATGGTACTTCTTGGCACTTGCAACTAATCACAATTTAACATTCACTTTATTTATGGATGAAAATCCACCTTACAAAGTTTTGAGAGATATGTTAAAAATGTATTTAGCAAAGCCAATAGAGGAAATGACTGAAAAGGAAATACAAAAGGGATTGATGAAACTTGAAAATCATTTTAAATTTGTAGATAATACAAAAAGATATACACCTGAAGAAATCATAAATGTATTTCGTGAAACTAATACAGATGTTTATTTAATAGATCCATTTAACGCTTTAAAATCTTCAATGACTTATGCAGGTAATTATGATGTTTTAAATGAATTAAAAATGTTTTGTAAAACAACAGGAAAAACTATTTACATAAATGCTCATCCAAGTACAGCAAGTGGAAGGAAACAAGCTGTATATTCAAAAGGTCATAACTGGGAAGGTCATATAATGTTTCCATTTAAAGATGATATTGAAGGTGGTAAACCATTCTCGAATAAAGCAGATGATTTTATTATTATACACAGGTTTAATGGGCACGAAACATTAAGGTTTACTACATTAGTAGAAGTTAAAAAGATTAAAGATACTGATACTGGCGGTAGACAAACTTTAAATGAGCAACCGATATTCTTTGATTATAATTTTGGTTATGGTTTTAAATGTGGTGGTATTGATTGTATAAAAAGGGCAAAAAATGTACAAACTAACTTATACACACCAAAACAAGAAGTAAACAAACCTGTTGATTTTAATAAAATAGGTAGGCAAGTAAATGAAAGTAAATTAACCCCTGAAGATGAAGGGTTTTTTCCATTTTAAATTATGAATGATTTAGATTTAATGGTTGCAAAGTATAATATTGTACGAACCAAAACAAAAATTGAAGCTTCTGTTATCGAAATAAAGCAAAATAACCCACATAGGATTGATTTAATTAGCTCAATGAATGAAAGTATTGACGAACTACAAGAAAGTCTTTTAAAATGGGTTTATATAGAAAAACAATGTAGAGCCTATTCGATGTTAAATAATTCACTAACTCACACAAATTTGATTTTATTACAAGAAAACAAAGATTTAAAAATGAAGTTAGGTAATGTTGATGAAAATGAAAACTACATTCGTAATTTAGAGCTTGAAAACGAAGCATTAAAAAACAAATTAAAAATATTATTAGATGAATTATGAGTAAGCTAATCACATTTTACAAAGGTTATATTATACCAACCTTACAATCACACCTACCAAACGTAACCACAAACGATTTAGATGCTGTTTTAAAGACGTATGCAGGCTTTGAAGGTGTGAGCTGTAAAAATATGAGCAATGAAGATTTAAACGAGTTAATAATAGGTTGTTTTGAGTTTGGGGATAGGTATGGAATTTACCTAAACTTTCCAGACAATGAAGCAGAATTTATTAGAGAATTATGAAGCAAAAAAAATGCAAGGTGTGTTTAACTCTATTCACGCCTTTAAGACCTCTACAATCTTGTTGTAATTGGCAGTGTGCAAATATCCACGCTAAGGAACTAAATGAAAAGAAACAAGATAAGGAATGGAAGCAACGTAAAGCGAAAATGAAAAGCGACTTACTTACTAAATCAGACTACATAAAGATACTTCAACAATTAGTAAATAGGTATGTAAGGCAAAGAGATGGTAATTTTTGTATAAGTTGTAACAAACCATTTAACGGAAAATGTGATGCTGGACATATGTTTTCAGTAGGTAACTATCCGAGTGTAAGATTTGACCTAAGAAATATTAATAGCCAATGCATACGATGTAACCAATATAATGGTGGATCACTTTTAGAGTATAGAAAATATTTAATTGATAAAATAGGCTTAGAAGAATTTGAAGATTTAGAGCGTAAAGCACACCAAAATAGACAATTCGATATTGTAGAACTAAAAGAAATGATTGAGGAATATAAAATCTTAACTAAAAAACATTAAAATAAATTACATTTAGTTTGTATAAGTGTAATTTATGTTTATCTTTGTAGAAACAAATACGAAAAGATATGGAAACTTTAAATGACATCTTAGAAAGCAAAGAATTTAACGAAATGTTTGATTTTGAAAACGAAAAAAAAGAAGTAGAGGTAGCTGGTTGGAACTACTCAGAGTTAGGAAATTTTGGACAACAATTAGGAAATTTAATCAAATAATATAACAAGGGGTGCGACTTGGTTAACGCACATTTTAAAATCAAAAGTTATGAAAATTTATCAGAAGTTATTAGAAGCAAAAAAGCAAATTGGCAAGGTTTCTAAGAATGCAAAAAATCCACATTTTAAATCGAATTACACGGATATAAACGCTTTGATTGAAGCAGTTGAGCCTGTACTACTTGAAAATGGTTTACTACTATTACAACCTGTTATTAATGGCAAAGTGATCACAAGAATAGTTGACGTTGAAGATGGAAATGTAATCGAAAGTATTATGGAGTTGCCAACATTAACCAACCCACAACAAATGGGTAGTGCTATCACTTACTATCGTAGATACACTTTACAAAGTTTATTATCGTTACAAGCAGAAGACGACGACGCAAACAAAGCAAGTCAACCACAACCAGCTAAGAAACCAACACTTTCAGATAAAGCATTTAGTTCAGCAATCGAACGTATGATTAATGGAGAGGTTGAGCTATACGCTAAATTAAAAGATAGCTATACTTTAACACCACAGCAAGAGTTAGAATGTAAAGAAGTTTTAGGATGAGAAACGAAGATATTTACCACGAATTAAGCGAACAAGAACAGGCACATTTAGAGTGTGCCTTATTAGAAGAAATACTAATCAATTTAAATAAATAGTTATGCAGAATGAATTAGAGCCTTTACCAATTAGACTTATTGACCGATGGTTAAAAATGATTGAAAATAAAGAGTTACACAGCCTTTCAGAGGAAAACATAGTACATATGTTGACAACGTTAAAAAAAGTATTAATCGAAGAAAATCAAAAGTAATATGAAAATAAGATGTAGTTCACTCCCAAAGATAATGACAAACCCTCGTACAAAAAGCGAGGTGTTGTCTGAAACAGCTAAGTCAGAAATGATAAAGATAGCTAAAGAGGATTTCTATGGGTATAGCGTTCAAATGACAAACAAGTATGTTGAGAAAGGTATAGAAGTAGAAGATAAATCAATCGAGTTATTAAACGCTGTTAAATTTGCAAGTTACACGAAAAACAAAGTAAGATTAAACAACGATTACTTAACAGGTGAGTGTGATATTAACGATGAAATAAATGATGAGATAATTGATATCAAATCTTCTTGGTCTTTAGAAACATTCCCAGCTTTAGAATCAGATATTAATATCAAAGATTACGAAATGCAGTTACGTGGTTACATGATGTTATACGAACGTTCAAAAGCTTCTGTATGTTATTGTATGGTTTCAACTCCAGAGCGTCTTACAACTTACGAAAACAAGACTATTCACGAAGTAGACCATATAGATACATTTGCACGTGTAACAATGGTATCGATTGAAAGAGATTTAGAGATTGAAAAACAAATCGAAGAAAGATGTAAAGCAGCACTTGATTTTTACTATGATTATATTAATAAATTAGCAAACAAAAACATATGAAAGAAACTAAAATAATAAAAGGTCAAGTATATGGTGAAAATTACACTATTTACCGAGATAAAAAACAAATATTAGAACACTATGAATACTATAAACTAAAACACGGCTCTTTAAATTTGTTAGGTTATTTACGAGACCAAAAGATGTTATTTGAACGTGAGCATAAAGCTAAAATTGACCGACAAAAATATAAGGAAAAATTAACCAAAATATTATTTGAATTAAAAGACGAGTTCAACTATATGTCAGATAAAGACATATATAATGTAAGTAAAAAAGTAGTAAGTGAAATATTAAATTATCAACAAGATGAAAGAAACTAAAATAAAAGCAGTGTTGGAACACTTAAAAACAAAGGGTAACATTTCACCTTTGGAAGCAATACACCAATATAACGCAACTCGATTGAGTAGTATTATATTTGACTTAAAACGAAAAGGATATAACATACATACGATAATTGAAGAGTATAAAGGCAGTCGCTTCGCACGATATTTTTTAACGAAAGAATTATGAAAGTAGCAATAGGAATAATACTAATAATAGGTTTAAGCTCATTTTACGAAAGCACCTGGTATAACTTAGAAGGTAACATAACTAAGAGCGGTGAAGTTTTTAAAAGCAATAAAATGACCGCTGCAAGTAATAAGTTCCCAATAGGTGCAATATTGAAAGTAACTAACAAGGATAACAAGAAGTCAGTTATAGTTCGTATCAACGATTGCGGGAAAATGCCAAACCACGTAATCGACCTTAGTAAAGGTGCATTCAAGAAGATAGCTAACTTAGATGAAGGAAGGATAAATGTTAAAGTAAATATAATAAAATGGAAAAATTAATTTTAGAATGGGCAGACAACAGAGGGCTGTTAAAGTATGATAACCGATTTCAACAATTCCTTAAGTTTTCAGAGGAGCAAGGAGAATTAGCGAAAGCTATGCTTGAAAATGACAAAGTAGAAATAAAAGATGCATTAGGTGATTGTGTGATAACATTAGTTATCTTAGCAGCTCAATTAGGCTATTCATTAGAAGCGTGTACAGAGATAGCATACAACGAAATAAAAAATAGGAAAGGTGAGACAAAAAACGGAACGTTTATTCGTGAAAAGTAGGAAATCTAAGGGAGAATTATTGTACCTTAGGCATAAATTAAGAGGGGGTAAATGTACCTTTAGAGCATTAAAAAATAAACTTAAAAATCAAGAAAATGACGACAACAACTGAAACAATCAAAGTAAAACTTCAAAGACAAATTGAAGAGTTGAAAGCACAATTAACAGGCAATTTATTTGATGATATGGAGCTACACAACCAAATCTATGAATTGAAAAAATTAATCAATCCTGAGATAGTAAACAACCCTGAAAGTGACCAAGAGGAGTGCCTCGCTTGTGGTAGTTAATAGCTTATAACGGTTTGCAGCTTTGCTTAGTGCGAAAGTTTAATTAAAATTTAAAAAGATGAAAAATGTAAAAAGATACCATTGTGGTGCAGGTGATGGAATGTATGAAAGCAAAGAAGGTTATTATGTTGACTATGCTGATTATAAAGATTTATTAGAAAAATATAACCAAGCATATAGCCAAACACCTGTTAGTGTGTCGGTTTGCGATTTACTTGATAATATGAATGATTGCGATATGTATAGATTTAGAAAGCAAGAAGCTTGTAAATTTTGCAAATATAAGCAAACTGTACACTAACGTTTTGTAGCTAACAGAAGTGGTTGCTTTTAGAACTTCTGAATTGAAAACAAATGCTTGTATCAGCCATTTTTGTTAGGTGCTGTTATAGGTATGTAAAATTTACGATTATGAAAAATAAAAATAGTAAAGAAATAATTGAGTTTATTAACAAATTGGACAAATTATGTTGGCAATATAAAATTGAAATTGTACCAACTAATCCAGTACCTAATGACGAACTTCCAACTATATCTATTATAAATGGTGATGAAGTTGTAAAATTAGTTTATATTGATGGAGATGGAAATGTTATAAGCATTAAATAAATTAATAATATAAAATAAATAAAATGAGTACAGAAGTAAAAGGAACGATTAAAGCAATCAAACCAACGCAAGTAATTAGCGAAAAATATAAGAAAAGAGAATTTGTATTAACAACAGAAGATAAGTTCCCACAAGATATATTATTCCAACTTTCACAAGATAATTGCGAATTAGTAGACATTTTTAAACAAGGGGATAAAGTAGCACTTGCATATAATTTAAGAGGTAAAGAATGGGTAAATCCACAAGGTGAAACGAAATACTTTAATACATTAGAGGTATGGAGAATGAATTACCAAGATGAAACAATAGCTACTAAACAAGCACCAGCACAAGTAGAAAGTAAAGAAGTAGTTGATGATTTACCATTTTAATTACTATATTTGTAAGCCAAGTTAAAAGAAAAGGGAGTAGTCGGTCAATCGAGATGTTGCTCCCTTATTAATTCAAATCAAAATGACAAATCAAATAATAATATACTCATTCGTAATTATCCTACTTCACCAAGAACTAAACATAGGTTACTACCTTAGAAAGTGGACAGGACAACGAATAAGTAAACCGATTAAAGTATTAGATTGCCTTCCGTGTTTCTCCTTTTGGATAACATTAATAGGCACATTATTAACCACGCAAAACTACCTTATTCCTATGGTGGTTTTTTTAATTTTCAAAATATATGATTCTATCAAAGGAAGCTTTTAGCTCATTCGAGAAAGTAAAGCAAACGATAATAGACCGCAAGGCTAAGACAACAGATAGCGAAATGCTACTTCTAAACGAAGTCTATGCAGAAATAACAGGTAAACCGATAAACAAAGGATGTACAGGGTGTATGATTACAGTGTACCAAATCCTTAACAATTGGTATGAACAATTCTACGAGAAACAACCGAAAGAAGTATCAGTAAAGAAAACACGAGTACGTAAACCAAAAGCGTAAGCAATGGGAATTAAAAAGTATATAGAGAGTCCAGATAAACTACATCAATTGTTTATTGAGTACAAATCAAAGGTTAAATCAAACCCAAGATTAAAACATACTTTTGTAGGTAAAGATGGTAATAGTGCATATGAGGAATTAGAAGTGCCACTAACAATGGAAGGCTTTGAGAATTATGTTTTTGAACAAGGATTAAATAGCGAATTAAGTCATTATTTTAGCAATAAAGATGAGAGATACACAGATTTTGTCGCTATCTGTACGCGTATAAGACAAGCAATTAGACAAGACCAAATCGAAGGCGGTATGGTAGGTCAATACAATGCTTCAATTACACAGCGTTTAAACAACCTTGTAGATAAGCAACAACACGAAGTATCAATCGAACAACCTTTATTCCCTGAGTGATGTTTGTACGTACCACAGCTATAAATAAGATACTTCAATTAAAGAAGTTTGTTAAAGGTGTTCAAGGTGGTACATCAGCAGGAAAGACGTTTGCTATTATTCCAATACTAATTGACAAGTGTGCTAAAAATCCTTTATTAGAAGTATCAGTAGTTGCAGAATCTATACCACATCTTAAACGTGGTGCAATGAAAGACTTCAAAAAGATAATGGTTTCAACAGGTAGATGGTTTGATAGTAGGTGGAATGCTTCAGATTTTAAATACACGTTTGCGAATGGTTCACAAATTGAATTTTTTTCAGCGGATAACGATGCTAAGTTAAGAGGTGCAAGACGAGATGTGTTATACATGAATGAGTGTAACAATATGACTTTTCATGCATACACTGAATTAGCTTCAAGAACTAAGCAAAATGTATTCTTAGACTGGAATCCGACGAACGAGTTTTGGTTTCACAACGAACTAAAAGGAGATAGTGATGTTGACTTTATCATAGTAAACTACTTAGACAATGAAGCCTGTCCTGAGAGTGCTTTAAATTTCATCTTAAAAGCAAAAGAAAAATCTAACACGTCACAATTTTGGGCTAATTGGTACAAGGTGTATGGATTAGGTGAGATAGGAAGTCTACAAGGTGTTGTGTTTGATAATTGGCAAATTGTTGACGCTATACCTAAGGAGGCTAAATTAGAAGGTTATGGTTGCGACTTTGGTTATACGAATGACCCTACTACAATCACAGCTATATACAAGTATAACAATCAATATTATTTTGATGAGGTTATTTATCAAACAGGATTAACCAATAACGAGATAGCTAAACTATTCAAAGCAAAAGGTGGCAATACTTACGAATACATTTATGCAGATAGTGCTGAACCTAAATCAATTCAAGAACTAAACAACGCTGGATTAAACGTTGTTAAAGCCGAAAAAGGTAGAGATAGTGTTATGTATGGTATTCAGAAGATGCAAGTAGATAGATTTTTTGTTACATCACAATCAACGAATATAATTAAAGAATTACGTAGCTATATTTGGGACACGGATAGGGAAGGTAATAAGCTAAATAAACCTATTGATGCATTTAACCATAGTATCGATGGTATAAGATATTTTTTCACAACAAAAGACAAACACGATGGGTACTTCGAAGTATATTAAGGTAACAGCACCGAAAACAATTAATGATTTGAGAATAAGACACGTTGAAGTGTTGACTAATCCAAAGTTTCAAAAAGGCTTTGATATTGAACTTATGATTGAGTTTGTATCTTTAATCACAGGGGCAAAATTAAGCGATTTAAGAAAGGCTTATATATCAAACATAGAAGACGTTTATAAGCATTGCATAACGTTGTTTAACGACTACAAACCTTGTAAACCAAAGGACCAAATAGTTGTTAATGGTCAATTATTCGACTTGGTTAATCCATCGAAAGTAGGGATAGGATGGCACATAGATGTAAGTAATTCAGACTTTACAAAACAGCCAGAAAAGTTGGTTGCTATGATGTATGTAGAACACGGTGCTACTTATGGTGAATTGGACGAAAACAAGAACATGAAGAACCCAAATAGTGTACGTATGGAGCTATTTAAAGAACATTTGCCACTACCTATATACCTTAATTGTGTAGATTTTTTTTTGCGACAATCACTCAAATCAATGAACAAATTTATGGAAAGCAAAATTCAGAGAGTGAGGATAAAGGGAAGACTAAGCAATCTTATGTTTGGGAGCAATTGATCCACTACTTAGCAAAAGAATTTAGTGTAAGTTGGGAAGAGGTTACAAGTTGGAACATATTTACTTTCAATCATAGACTTAAATTTATTAACTTTACTAAAGAGAAAGAAATCAATACAATTCAACGTGTCAATAGAAAGTGATTTAGTAGATAGTTTAGATAGTGGAAGAGCGGAAAGTATCTTGAAAAATACTTCGGATAATCCTTTGACTGAACTATTGTTAAGGCTTACGAATGAAATCATTGAGGAGTTAAGAGAGCAATTACTTGTACCTAATTCAGAAGGTCATAAGGCTTATGCGAGTGGTGAACTTGCTAAATCATTTCAACCTACAAAACTAAGCCCTGAGTTAATCGAAACGTATGCCGCACCACATTGGAAGTACATTAATTATGGTGTAAATGGTATTAAAGTCAATAGAGGTGCGCCTACTCATGGTAAAGCACCTAAAGGTAATATGACATTTTACGAGTCAATACGTAAATGGATTTATGATAAAGGTATCACACCGAATGAAGAAGGTGTAACACGTGAGCAATTAGCTGGAATGATAGTAAACCACGTTAGAATGACAGGTATTGAAGCTACTCACTTTGCAGATAAAGTTTTAAATCAACAAAAAAAAGACTATATGAAAGAAAGTATTTCTAACTTAATAGGAGAATCAATCAAGCTAATAATTAAAAAACCTAAATAAATGGGAGTTATATTCAATCAAAGTCCACAAGCATATACACCGAGCGATAACCCTATTGTATATGCTTTTAGCTACGACAATTACACGTTTGAGTACAATCACGTATTTAAGATAAGTGTTACCTTAGATAGTGTTTTAATAGGTGTATTCGACTACTTTCCTATCGTGAATGAATTGAACTATTATACAGGTTATATTGACGTCTCTAACATAGTTAAATCGTACATAGATAAAGCCACAACAAACCAAACAGGGATAAAGAGTGATGCAGCTAATTATGGTTTACTATCCGTTAATGTAAATTGTTGGTTTTCCTTATCACCAAACGATGCAGCTACAGACCAATTAGAGCAATCAACAGCAGGGAATGTGTACCCATTTAAAGCGTGTTTAAGCAACAAAGAATTCATGAATTTTAGTTATGCAAACTATTCAATAGGTAGTGTAAATGTTAAGTTCTTAACGGATAATACCAATGTAGTTGAGCTAAGGGAAACAGATGAGACTTATCTACAAATAATTACAGATACAAGTAGCACGAACATAGAGACTAAGCTATACGATTCAACAGGCACTCTAATAGCTACCAATAGCACTGCAATGAGTGGTTATAGAATTTCACAACTTAAGTATTCGACAACTATATTATCAACTATTTTCACACCAACGCAAGTTCTAAACGCTTCATATTTCACTGTACAAATAAAGTCACCTGGAGGAACTATTTACTCAGAATTAAAAAGAATTAACATAAATAGAGATACTTGTTTTAATGGAAAGAATTTAGTTTGGTTAAATAAGTTCGGAGCATATGACACGTTCCTATTCACTTACAACAATATCTTAAAATCGGACATTCAAAGCAAATCATATGGAAAAAGGTTTGGTTCATTTAATGGCACTACATACGATTTGAATACAAAAGACACAGGAAGTCTTACCTATTTAAAAACTATAACAGATAAGATACAAATCGTTTCAGACTGGTTAAGCCAAGTAGAACAGAATTTTGTTGTGCAAGTTTACGAAAGTCCATTAGTTTATATTAACGAAGGTACGTTATATGAGAATATAGAAATAGAAAATTCATCTTACCAATTCAAACAAGCTGAACATGAAGAATTGTTCAACGAAATAATAGATGCTAAATTTACTCACACTCGTAAATCTATTAATATATGAATGCTCAACTTATAGTAAATGACTTTGAACTCGATTTAAGTAGTAGCGTTGCAGTGCCTTTAAACTTTGCGATTGCTGATATTAAAGAGCCTCAGAAGCGTAGGAGGTCTTTCAGTAAATCTATTAGCTTAGAAGGTACGCAAAATAACTTAAATTACTTTGTAAGTGCCTATGCTTTGCCTATGAACTTAGAAGAAAGCACTACTATTTCATTCAGACCTAACGAAAAACAGAATTGTAAGTACTTCAAAGATGGTTTATTGGTGTTTAGTGGTAAATTTAAACTAAATGAAGTAACGATTAACAATGGAATGTACACGTTTGATTGCACTTTGTATAGTGACACTGTTGACTATTTCGCTAAGTTGAAGGATAAGAAATTAAGCGAACTTGACTGGTCGGAATATACACATAATTTAACACGTGACAACGTTGTTAATAGTTGGACTGAGTCTATTATTAAAAATAGTGTTGTTACTAAAAACTTCGGAGCTGATAAAAGAGGTTACCAACCTAAAGGCTTTGGTTATGTTTATCCTGTTATCGACTATGGATATCCAAAAGAGAACTTTATCACTTTTAAAACAGGGGATTTAGCACCATTTGTGTATGTAAAAGAGTGTATAGAGAAGATATTTAGCTACGCTTTAGAGAATACAGGATATACGATTGATTTAACGAGTGGTGTATTTGCCTCAACTAACTTTAATAAGCTTATATATGGCTTTGGGGGTGGTGAAAAAACTAAGCTAAATGATTCTGATATTGCTAAACTAAGAATGCAAACTATCGGTACTACGGATAATGTTACCAAGAAGATGAGTATTAACGCAACAGGTAGCAGAAAAGAGTACATTGATACTATTAACTTATTGGCTTCGAGTGGTATATATAATCAAACTTCGGTTATTCAAGATATAAATACAATTAATTCTGTTGGACAGATAACAATAAGGTCGACAGGTAATTACAAGGTACGTTTTCAAGGCACATTAAAAGTTAAAATGACTTCTGTTGATGGCGGTCATAGTGATTTTAATATTGCTATGTATAACAACAACACACGTGTATTATTCAAACAAGAAAGAAGATATATAACAACTGCCTACCAAAATATCACGTTTGATGAACCTGTTGATTTAAGAAATGTTGCTATTAATGACGTGTTAAAACTTGAGCTTTCATTTTACGCAGAGTCAAATCCAAGGAGTGCGAATAATATAGTTTACGAATGGACTGCGATTGATTTTGATGTTACTTCATTGGATGGTGCAACAGGAGATAACTCACCAATTAGACTAAGCAATTTTATACCTGATATTAAATGTTCGGAATTTCTTACAGGTATCATGAATATGTTTTACTTATACGTGAGTGATCCAATATCGAATGTAATTACCATAGGTACGTTGAAAGATTTTTATCAGGATGAAAGTTCAGCTGAGGATTGGACTGATAAGATTGACCACAACAAAGATATAAAGATTCAATCAAATGCATTTGTAGAAGGTAGCAACTATATATTCCGTTACAATGAAGAAAAAGACTATTACAATACTCAATATAAGAACATCACAGGTCAATCGTATGGAAGATATGATTTAAACGTTGACACATGGCAAACAGGGGATAGAGAATGGGTATTACCATTTTCTCAATACGTACCGATTAAGATTGAGAATTCAGAGCTTAGAATAATTAAAGTAATTGAGTCTACAAATGGAGTAGATAAGCCATACAAGGGTAAAGGTATGATTATGTATTATAACGGAGTTAGAAGGGGGGATATGTACATTGCTAACAATAACGATATTACGAAAGACTTAAAATATACCTACCCTTTTATCCATCATTTTAGGTTTAAAAACGAAAACGCCTACATAACTCCTGAGTTTGATATCCATTTTAGCTCACGTTCATACACATTTGATGGAATACAAGCGTACCCAAGTATAAACCTATTTACTAAATATCACGAAAAATTTGTTAATGAGTTGACGTCAATCGATTCTAAGTTAGTAAATTTATATATGCACTTGAAATCAAAAGATATTTATTCATTAGACTTTTCAACACTTAAGAAAATAGATGGGGTGTTATACCGATTGAACTTAATTAAGGACTTCG